ATCACTGCTATACTCGCTAGGTGGCGAATTTCTGGAATATCGTCTAAATGAACATTTTTCTCAAAGATCCTTTGAGAATGAGTTTGGTCCAGAAGCAACATATCCCCAAGTGTCGATCGGTGTCAGACATCTTGGGGATATGAAGGAAACCCTACATTGGTTGGGTGACAAGGGTCTACTTAGTACCCACCATACCCACTAGAACCAGAAGATCCAGAACTAGACGAGGAACTGCTACTGCTGCTGCTACTGGAAGAGGAACTGCTGCTGCTAGAACTGTTACTATTAGAAGTGCTACTAGCATCTGTGGTTCCTGCCACAACACCAGAAGAGTTCACAAGGTTCTCAGATGCAGCACTACTGCTAGCACTACTAGTAACTGTTGCCCCAGAATCTAACGTTGTAGTACGAATAATTCTAGAACCAAGTTCTTGCTGTCCAGCAAATGCAATCGATGGTGAGAGACCATACTGAGTAGAATATATGTCCTTCTGAGTAATGAATACTTCTTGGACAGAATTTGGTGTCATCTTAACCTGATCACCATCACCAATTTCTTCACTTGGTAGATATTCAAGAAGACTTTCAAATTCATCAACAAACTGTTCTACGTAATCATTACGTAAAACCCAAATATTCGCTTTCTCATCATTTAGATTCCTTTCGTGTTCCCAGTTTGATACTGGATATATGATGGGAGTTACCAGTGTTCCATCAGGTCTATAATACCTAAAAGTGCTATTAACAATGGTACCTTCATGTAAGAGAGTATCACCTTGATCACTCTTTACTTCAAAAGTTTCATGATGATGGATTTGATTGATATTACTATTATATCTACTATCAACATACTGATATAACTCTTGCTCATCCATAGGCCATTCATTATAAATGTTAATAATGTTATTGCATAGCAATATCACCCAGTCTAATTCTGGGTCACCATAAAGTTCATTTGCAACTTGATCAGGTCTTTCATTATTAACAATAGAATATTGCTCAAAACCTAAGATATCCTCTTGGACAATATCTCGAATCTTGATTCGTCGGAAGATATTCTTAGCAACAATGTAAGGTTCAACATTATTCTTCCTAAAAGAAGATATGCGTACCTTTACGTTTGGGACTAGTTCAAAATAATGTGTCATTTGTTCTTACCGCCGTTTTTGTACATATCACGAGTGATGAACGCAGTCTCATCAAATGTCAATGTCATTCTGTATGATGCAGGACCGAAGTCTGTACCATCATCAGCAAGACCTCTAATTGAACTATTCTGTCCTGATGGTGTCATATTGACTTGCATGTTAGTCAACACCATGTTTACAGGATATGTAAGTAGTGTTGACAATGTTTCAGGACGAGATATCTCACCTCCACCCTTTGCAGTCTTGCTGCTACCATTTGGATTGTATCTAATCAGTTCTGCCTTAAAGAAACGTGGGATAGTTAACCATCTTGCTGCCTCACCACTTGTACCAGGTAGCATTGCATCCCTGAGTGCATGAATAATTTTGATAATGTTCTCTGCTTCCTTTTCATTACGTGGTGCCATATCAAAGGTAAAGTTGTGAGAACGATAGTTAACACCTTTGAACACTGTCTCTTGGTATGGGTTGAATACCTTACCCTTTGCTAATGCTGCCATCTGGTTCTTATCCAGACTGCCATCAGTACCAGCAAAATTATTCAAACCATTGAAGATACCAGAGACTGCACTAAACGCAATCTCTGGTTTTGCTGCATTTGCCCCTGCCTGCACCTTATCAACAATACTTGACATATCATTATTCTTCATTGCTTCCACAACAGCAGCACCGAATGGTCCTAGTGTTGCTTTGTCATAAGTAGTGCTGAATGTCTCACTCAAATCGTGTGGTAAGTATAAGTACACAGACTTCATGATCTGATCTGCTGTACCTGTCTTTGCTTTACCGCCACCCTTACCAGGTTGACCAGCATAAGTATAGGGATTATTCTTCTCCGAGTCGTAGATAGAGAACTTCAAGTAGTCCATACTACGTGTAGAACTTGTGGCTCGGTTAGATATTGACCCGTCTCCCCTCTTTCTCGGACCACGAGGTAACTGTAATGGATAAATAAGTCTAGCACCATCACTACCAATCTTTCCCAATCCACCATTCTTCTTGGCAGTTTGAGGATTGTTATTTGCTTTTTTATTCTTTTGTGGCATGAGTTATTCAGGAAAGTTTAGACCGTCAAACACTCATAAGTATAAAGGTGATCCCACAAATATTATTTATAGAAGTTTATGGGAAAGAAAGTTCATGATGTGGTGCGATAAGAATGAGAACGTTCTTGAATGGGGTAGTGAAGAGATCGTCATTCCATATATCAGTCCTGTCGATAACCGTCCCCATCGTTATTTTCCAGACTTTTATGTCCGAGCACGAACTAAAACTGGCAAGACTGAAAAGTACATCATTGAGGTTAAACCCGCTGCACAAACCTTACCGCCGAAGAAGTCTAAGAGAATAACTAAAAGATATATTAGTGAAGTGAAGACATATGCTGTGAATGATGCTAAGTGGAAAGCGGCGAAAGAGTATTGTCTTGATAGAAGAATGAAATTTATGATACTGACCGAACACGAATTAAAGGTATGAGTATCTTCAACGATGTCAAAGATCTTGCTGGTGGTAGCAGGCAATCCAAAGAATGGTATCGATCCCAGTTCATGTTTGGACTACAAGATTCCAGAGGTTTCAATGTAGGTGATGTTATATTTTTTTCATATTCTGCACAAACTGAGGGATTGCAGTATTATGATAAATTCCCTATGGTATTGGTAACTGATGTAGATCTACCTAAGAAACAATTCTCTGGTGGTAATTTACATTATCTAAGACCATCTACAAGAACAAGTATTGCTAGATCATGGGGTGGGGGATCCGTCGCTTATCCTATGCGTTGCCATCATAAATACTTTATGTCAAGTGCAGGTAATATTAAAACTGTGCCTTCTATTGATCTAAAAGAAATGAAAGTACCACTACCATTGGAGCAATTCACAATGGATGTTGCTGGTCGTTACATTGATGTACCTAGTAGTGTTATTTGGAGTAGATAGTGGCAACCCCCAACAGATTTACTGATTTTAGAGAACAAATTGCAACGAATGCAGGAGCACCTGCTACTAGCAATCTGTATCAGATCATCCTGCCATTGCCAGCAGTATTCTCTGATAACACTCAGAATGGTACTGTAAATAAGCAGATACGTAATCGAGCAGTCAATACTGTACGAAATATTAATTACTATGCATCTAATGTAACTGTCCCTAGTAGAGCAATCACTACTGGTGAAGTCAACAACTTTGGTATGATGCGTCGATTCGTGACAGGTCAAACTAACTCTGAGATTACTATTTCATTCTTAGTGACCAAGGATATGCAGCACAGGCAATTCTTTGAGCAATGGATGAATGCTGCTGCCTCTGACTCTGACAATACTGTGGGTTTCTATGATAATTATGTGACAGACATGATGATCGTCAAGTGGGAGCACGGAGCAAACTTTAAGATCAAACCTAAGGGGTATCCTAAGTCAACAGGTTTACATCCATCACAGGCATCTGCTGTATGGAAGATGTATGGTGCATTCCCAACTAATATTAGTACAATGTCATTTGATAACGAACAGACAAGTTTGTTGCAAATGGATATACAGTTTTACTTTGAACGATATCGTTTCGATCAAGTTTCACCTGCCACACTTAAAACAAAAGACGGTAAGAGACAGGTTATCAATTATGATGAAATTCAATTCAGAGTATCTGGTTCGGGTAATCCTGATGTACAAAGGTTTAGCATCGGATAACCTGTCTAAATAATTACATCGTAATTTCATACTATGCCACTTCCTACTCTTGTTGTCCCTGATTATGAGTGCAAAATGCCCATCAGTGGAACAAAGGTCACGTATAGACCTTTCCTTGTAAAAGAGGAGAAACTACTTTATCTCGCTATGGAAACTCAGAACGAGAAGGAGATGTTCAAAGCAGTCAAGACTATCTTGAAGGCGTGTACTAATCTAAAAACTGTTGATAATCTTGCAACATTTGAGATTGAATATCTATTCTTGAAGATCAGATCCAAGGCAGTTGGTGAAGTCAGTGAATTCAAAGTCACATGTCAAGATGATGGTGAAACCCAAGTTGATGTTGCTATCAACCTTGAAGATGTTGAGGTAATCGTTCCTAAGGAACACAAAAAGATTATCAAACTGAATGAAACTGTCAAAATTGAGATGAAGTATCCTGCTCTCGAAGCATTCGTCGATCGAAACATGAAAGACGAACCTGATATTGATGATGTGTTTGATCTTGCTGCTAGTTGCATCAAGAAAGTATATGAAGGTGAAGAGACCTATGATTCATTCACTAAGAATGAAGCAAAGGATTTCCTTGGTCAGATGAACAATGAACAGTTTGGTATGATTCAACAATTCTTCGATACCATGCCTAAACTAGTGCATGAGTTCGATGTTGAGAATCCTAAGACCAAAGTTGTGAATACTGTTACACTTGAAGGACTCGCTTCTTTTTTCGCATAGCCCTGATGCATAGTAGTCTTGAAAATTATTACAAGACTAACTTCGCCTTAATGCATCATCATAAGTATTCACTCGCTGAGTTGGAAACCATGATACCTTGGGAACGAGAAGTTTATACTAACTTGCTCTTGGCATACCTCCAAGAAGAAGAACGAGAAAGATCTAAACAGAAGAACTCCCTCTAATGGCAGCAACTCTTAGAAAATATATTACGGTCAGTCCCAGTCAAATGACTGGTTCTGATGATTTGGGCAAGGTATTTAAAAAAATGACCATTGCCCAAAATCGTATGGGTGGTGCTGTAACAAATATTGGTGTACAACTTACAGAGTTTAAAACACTAGTTGAAATGTATCAAGAGTCCACAGTAGGATTCTTGCAAGAAGAGATAGATATATCGACGGAAGAGAGTGAGCATAGAAAGAAGATAATTGAAGCAAAGACTGACGCACTTGGTAGGAAGAAAGGTTTACAGCAAGATAAGTTAGCAGAGAAGAAGCAAGAATCTCTGAATGAGAAAGGTGAAGAGAAGGCAGGACTAGAAGAAGGTAAGAAAGAGAAGAAATCTAGATTTGGGTGGTTGAAAGCACTGCTGAAACCAATGGCCGTCCTAATGGGTGGTTTGATGAAGTTAGTTGCCATCCCGATTGCGATGGGGGTGATGGACTGGTTAGGTGATGAAAAGAATAAAGAAAAGATAATTAAGTTATTCAATTTCTTTAAGGGTGTCTGGAATCTTGCATCAACGTTCACCCGTTGGGGTGTTGGTACAGTTCTGGATGGTATAACTGACGTATTTGGATATGACCCTGATAAGGGTATGATCGGGAATGGTCTCGATAAGATGTTTGGTGTCCTTAAAATCTTAGCGGGATTCGCTGCAATCCATATTGGATCACGCATCCTAATGCCATGGAAGTTGCTAAGTGATGTCAAATTTATGTTTGGTCTCGGCAAGGCGGTAGACGCTGCCGATTCCATGGGGTGTGGACCTAAGGTAAAAAAACCGAAAGGTAAGAGAATTGGTAGAGATGGTAGAACATCGAAGCAGCGTCTCAAAGATATAAAGAGAGCGAAGAGACTTAGAAGAATCAAGGCTCTTCGTAGTCAGATTACTAAAAAGTTTACAGCAGCAGCGACTGGTATCAATGGTTTATTCAAGAAACCACCAACACCTGCTGTAAAACCAACACCTAAAACACCATTTCAACTTGAACAGGCACGTAAGCAGGCAACCCAGCAAGCGATGGGTCTTGGTGATGAGGTTGCAGAAGCAGCAGCAACTAACAAGGGTGTCGTAGGTACTCTTAGAAACATCTGGTCTGGTACTCTCGATGCGGGTGCTGTTGCTAAGTCAAAACTCAAAGAGGGTGGCACTTTTGCATTAAAGCAGGTAGGCAGACTTAATAATTGGTTTGGTGCTCGTGCGGGTGCCATGATTGATGGTGTCAAGGGTATGGGTCAAGGCATCTGGGACTTTGGTAAGAGAGCGGCGAAGAGTCTTGGTGATGTTGTCGAAATGGCAAAGAATCCTAAGGCACTTGCTGCAAAGGTAACTACAAAAGTCAAAAACTTCATCAAACCTATATTAGAGAAGAACCCTCAGGCAAAGAAGATTGCCGAGTTTGCTGAGTTACCAAGAGGACAACAGGTAAAGACGGCAGGAAAATCTGTTGTTAGTTTCTTGGCATCAGGATTTAAGAATCCTGGGTTCAAGACCATGCGAGAGTTTCTTG